CTATTATAAGGTAACAATTATTATGGATAATAATAACAAACCACCTTTCTCTAAGGAATTTGTCCTTAAGACTACCTTCCGTCATATGAGGAAGAGTGTAGATATATCAATTCGTAAGACATTCGATAGAATGAAAGACTTTAGTTCTGATTCTTCAAAGAAGGCAGAAATCTTTGAAACTCTAGATGTCCTACATAAAACTAGAAAATTATTAGATGATTTCCAATTAAACAATAAACATCTCTTCTCTGATAAGGATGATAACCCAAAAGGTGAATAACGATGAAAATCAAAGCACAAACTAAAACTATTGAATTCGCTGCCGTTGAAGGTGGCAAAGTAACTATTACTAAACTCGCTCTTAAAGACGTACGTAAAATGCAAGAAATGGCTTCAGAAATGGAAGATTCAACCTCTTTTGATTCTAACCTAGATGCTATGCGTTACGTAATTCGTTGTGGCGTTGTTGAAGCTGCTGATCTATCTGACGAAGATTTCGATCTTTTCTCTCTTGCTGATCTAGCATACCTACAACAAGAAGTCATGGCTTACAGTGGTCTAGCTGCTGTTGACGTCCCTGAAGCGGGAAACGCCTAAGCGCTGAAGAAATGCATTACTTCGACCTTGCTTATACTCTTGGTAAAACCCGTAAAGAATTAGATTCTATGGAATACGAAGAGATTCAAGGTTGGTTCGAGTATTTCCAGCGCAGACCTATAGGCTGGAGAGATGACCTCCGTGCTGCTTATCTAATGAACGCCCAAGGTGTTGATAAGAAGCCAGAAGAAATCTTCCCGTCAATTAAACAAATTAAAAATGATGAACGCAAAGTCCAAAGTACTGGTCACCAAGGTGAAGCCTTGATGAACTCTGCCTTTGGTAAAATGCTTGCATCTAAAGGATTTAATCCTACACTTAAAAAGTAAATTATAGAGGGGTGTGTAAAAGCATCCCTCTATCTATTTCAGGAGTAGTAACATTGATAAAACTTACTTTACCCAATTTACAAAAAGAATTGGATGTCGTAGATCAAGAAGTTCGTGATATAATTCAGCAAGCTTCTGTTGCTACTGCTCTAAATGCTGTCGTTGCATTGCAACAAGCCACTCCTGTAGATTCCGGTCGAGCTCGTGCTAGCTGGAATATCAGTACAGAAGAAGGCGATTTTAAGAAAGGTTTCGGAGCAATCGATACTGATTCTCTGTTAAGAACAACAGCATTAACCCAAACTAATTCTGAAGGGTTGATAAGTGACATATACCTCACAAACTCAGCCCCTTATATAAATGAACTAAATCGTGGCAAGTCCGATCAAGCACCTGCTCGATTTATTGAGAAAACCCTTCTACAATTCTATGACCCTGATGGTCTGATTGTAGATGAAGTCAACCTTCCCAGCGATGAAACCTTCGAGAATAATCGCTAACTCCAATGGAAACCAGCCCTGATGCTAACTTCGAAATACGAAGAGTTCCGTCTATTTATACGTAGCCGGTAACGCAAAACAGCATTGGGGCGTATAACGTAAAAGGAATAATATTATGGCAGTAGAAATTCAGGTAGTTGCTAATACCAAACAAGCCGAAAAATCCATGGAGAAATTGGAAAAGAAAGTAGGTATTGTTGGTGAAACAGCTGAAAACACAGCCGGTAGCTTTGATGAAGTTGCTAAAAGCGTTAAAAACGTCTCCCGCAATGATAAACTAGGTGACCTTGAAAAGAATACAAAACGCGCTGCTGATAGTGCGGAAAACCTCGACAATAAACTCAGTAAAGCTGCTGGTACCCTTAAATTCTTAGCTGGTACTACATTTGCTCTAATAGCTGTTAACTCTACCTTACAAGGTATAGCAGCTGGCGTAGCTGACCAATATCGTCGAATTAACTCACAATTGAGACTAGTTAGCCGTAGTACTGATCAAGTAGTACGAGCAAACTCTCAACTATTTAAAATTGCCCAAGATACTCGTTCTAGCTTTGAAGCTACAACAAATCTATTTACTCGTTTTGCACGTGTATCAGAAGATCTTGGTGCTACACAACAACAAGTTTTACAGGTAACTAAAACTGTACAACAAGCAATTAAAATCTCTGGCTCATCAGCTCAATCCTCCGAAGCTGCTATTATTCAGCTTGGTCAGGGTCTTGCCTCAGG